GCATTTGAGCGTGTTCTTTTGACTGTATATTGTGCTTTGCTGACCCATTTTAGGAAGTGCCACTTACCCTTGAAATAGAACTCTTTTTTTGCTGCATGTGGTCCAAAAGGACCTTTAACTGTTCGTGTTCGCATATCAGCAAATCCAGGTATACTTCAATCCCTTGCCTGCGGAATCCATCTCAAATTCAATGCACTGATAGTTTGACATAACATCCACTTCGCCATTTTCATCAATAACTGGCTGTGTGATCTGTAGTATGCCTGTGTCAGTGATTGGATCATAACTTACATATGTGCAGGGGATTGTATAGTAGCGGTCTTGGTATCTCTTGCCCAGTTTGTTATGCAAGTTGCTTTTGGTATAGCGTGTAAACTCACGGGCCCGTTCAATTGCAACTTCATAAAATTGGCTTAGGTCTTCAAAGCCGCTAGGCATCTTATAGGCGATGTTGTTGATCTTGTAAAGGTTGTTGCGCAGTTTCAGTGAGGTGCTGTTGTCCCATTCACTTTGTGGTGAGTCAAAATGAAAGTCTACTTCAAAGCAATGCTCGCCTTTGTCGTTTTTGTCATAAACTGCAACTCGCATTTTCTCCACTGCTTCAAAATTAATGATCTTATCTTTCATTTCTGTCTTTGGTAGTTCTGGTTTTTGGTTAGTAAATTTCTTCATTTCTGGGGTTCCTTTTGTTTGTTAGTTATTCCTTGTTTGAGTTCCTTCTTCTCAAACGGAGCGAAGCGTAAAACTTCCTTTTTCCTTCATTTGTGTTAGAAAAACGCTTTAGCGTTTCCCGACCAATTTCGTATAATTATATTCCTTATCATCCTTATAATCCTTAACATCATTAATAGTGGCCAACGATTTAAAGATTAAAAAGTATCAAAAATATCGCTTTTCTTAAGAGCGCGGCTGATTTCTTCATGCTTTGGTAGGCGTAGTTTAATGCGGTAGTCACGCTCAACATTCATAATCTCGTCTTCCAATCCAGCAGCATACAAGCCCTCAATCAGTCGATCCAAGCACCAGTTGTGGCGTTCAACAAAACTGCGGTAAATGTGGGCACCACTCATTGCACTGCTCCAGCGTGGCATACGGGTTTTGCAGTCAGCCATCATATCAGCAACAGTATAACTTGTGGGATCATTGCCAATGTGATGCTTACCTGTGGGGAATAGTTCTGGGCATTCATCATAAATGCGTGGCATGTTGTTTAGGATTTTAGCCATCTCGCGGCGTTGTTCTGGACTTTGTAATAGTTGCACACTGCGTAGTGGTTCGCCATTGCTATCCGTTTTAATTTTACCACTGCGTGTGGTTTGCGGATCCATAGCATGTTCTTTAATCTTGAAGATATTCATTCTGTTGTCTCCTCTTTCAATAGTCTTGTGCAGTATTCTTCCGGAACAAGATCCAAAAGTAATCCCATACGAATTTTAGCATCATCATTGCTATGAAAACCAAGTTTACCAATACAGATATTATCTGAACCTGATTTAATCTCTATCATTATTTTTTTGAATTGTGTATATGTCATTGTCTTTTTCCTTTGTAGCGTAACCATCTGTCACGCTTTTACTTTATACTATTACTTAGTCAAAGTCAAGAATTATCTGCTCAAATGCGTTTAAAACCGCGATTTTGATATAGAAAAGCCCCGGGATGAATGGCGAAAAACTCCCGGGGCCGACTTGTGAAAATGAAAACAAGTCTATGTATGTGCTAAGATCGTGGGCAGCATTCTGCTTAATATATTGAAAAAGGAGTGTTATACGGATAAAAACTAGCGAAGATATCTGGTATAACATTCACTCATTAGCACTGATAGTTGAACATGGCCATAAATTATAAGGAAAAATCTATTCGTCCAACTTCAAATATATTTATACAATCAAGCAGGCGTCCTGTCAAGTATTTTCATGATTTTATAATAGGTTGCACTGGTGATTCCAGTTTCAGCCATAACAGCACTTCTGCCAGTAATACCTTTACGATGTGCTGCTTTTACGAGTGCAACTTTCTCACTTAATGGACGGTTGTCTCTGACATAATTGGCTTTTTCACGGGGTATACGGGGCTTGCTATCTGGACCACGCTTACCCTGCCCGCCGCGGCGTTGTATCTTTCTTAGATACTGCTCTGGTGGGTTTTGAGGATCACATGGACGCCAGTTTTCATTTTCCCAATGGGTTAATACCATGGCAGTCTCTGGCCACCAACCATTTAAGTCTCGTGCAGTGGTGAATACTACGACATAATTTTCAGTGCTCCATAGTATTCCACTATAACCGTCGTTGGGAAGACTACGCGGTGGCGTTTTTACAGCCCAGATCCAGCCTACATTATCAAGTGTATATTCAACACCGCTGCGTTGTATTCTAAAATTTACTGATTTAATTATTTTGATGCGGAGTTTAGTATCATCAAACATGGGTTCCTCATATAATTTCTATGCCTGGAACATATTCAATCAGTGTAAATTCAATAGTGTTCTCTGGTGTCAAATTCATTTGTGCTACACGGAATAGTTTGCCCGCTTCCCAGCCAAAATCTTCATGAACCAGTGTCACAATATTACCGCATTCCACTTTTAGTGTTGTGTGCGCTGCGGTAAAACTTACAGTGCGATTGTATCTACTTGCGTTCAGTGCATATGTTGTCAGTGTATTTACTAAAGTTTCACTGTCCACTAAATCTAGGCGCAACTGCCCCTCAAGTTTCTGGTTGTTGTCCAGTGCAAGATATGTGCCGTTTTCAACCACAACCACATCGTCATTGTAGTCAGTGCCACTTTCCTTATTGCGGTATTGAGCAGTCATACGATTATAACGCTGTTCTTTTGGTGGGAGACTTACACTTACTTCACTTAGGATAACATCTTTTGTAAATGTGTATACGCTGCTTTCAGTGCTGTGCTTTAGTTGCAGACTGTAAACGCCGTTCTGGAATACCAGCACACCATTCATACTCTCAATTATTTCACCCACATTGTTGTATACCTGTTGACTGGTGTCAATTACGCCGTTGATCTTGTAATAACCAGCATGGCGTGCTTTTGCAGCCTTAAAACTATCAATGTTAATGTGTAGTCCAGCATTATAATTGCCATTCTCATCATGATCCAGGCCCTTGCCGTAAATTTTATTTGACAAGTAATCGTATAGCACATCAACTGGATCCTGATCTGCACCCCAAATTAAGGTTCCATAACTGGTTTGTCCAGGTGTTAGACTGTTAACATTGGCAATCTTTTTACCCTGCACTACGGCTGTAATAAGTGGCAAGCCACCCTTATATACTTCAGCATTTGCTTTTAGGATAATTGATAGGTATGTGATACCACGCAGTCTGTGATTGCCAGTCCAATCACTGCCAATACTTGTTATTAAATCACCATCAGCAGTTTGTCCACTCTCACCATTATGGAAACGGAATAGTGTATGCACATCATTTAATGCTGTTGAATATTCACTAATAAATCCACCCAGTTTACCACCCCCATCGATGGTGCCGCCGTTAGTAATATCCCATACAATCTTATCATCAAACCATATTTGACGGATATCCGCAATCTCACCCTCACACATAGCTAATACTATGTTTAAGTGATCGCTGTTGCTAACATTACCAGCACCATTTGTTGTTTCAATGAATGCACGGTTGCCGCCAATACGGGTGCGTCCGTATACAACTGGAATAGGTTGTGTGTTATCAGCACTATTAACCATGACAGCAGATTGCTGCCGTTGCATGGATTTCATTTTCTTTTCCATAGCGTTCTGCTGTATTTTACCAATTACGAATGTAATAGCAAGTCTAACTAGGAAACTACCAATTGTGCTGGATAAAAGGGGTGCTAAAAATGGCATTTACTTCCTCCAAACACTGCGTTTGTTGACTACTTTGGTGTTATACGCAAACAAGCCATCTTCACTCATGTAATACAAGTTGCCCTGGAACGCAACATAAACAAGTGGCCATTCAGGCATGCCACTAACTACCATGTCACCGTCAATTATTGGATTGTCTACATCAACCTCAATCTCATGATATCCAGCACCTTTTAGCCAACCCTCAACACTGATAAAGTTTTTGTAGAACTTCATAGCAGTAAATTTGTCGTAATAGTTGTCGCGGATAGCATCAGCCTTTTTAGTGCCAGATCTAACATCATTCCATTCTGCTGGGAATAACATACAATCATATTTGCCATACTGATAGTTGTGATGGCTATAACGGCTGATAAATTTTGCTAATTTTAGTAATTCGTCTTGTGTCATGCTTCTTCCTTCCACTCCACCTGCTTCTGGACTTGTTTACAGTATTCAAATCCACGATCGCCTGGATAGAAACTTTGTTGTTTCGCATCATTAGTTAGTCTACCACTGACTAGGCTAAAATTGCTCCAGTTGTTGCTGGTTTCAATACGAACAGCGGCACCTGTTTGTAGTCCAACCCCAGCAGTTCCATTGTTTATATATCCACTGTAAATTAACACGCTGTCAATATAACTGTCGTGATTGTAATAAGCACGAACAATACTTACTGGACGGTCAATATAATCCAAACTTAGTATTTTCTTTAGGAACGGATCACTATCGCCTGGCATAGGTGCAATACCACCAATAGTAATACTCAATCGTGTAATCTCAAAACCAATGTTTTCCTGAACAGCATCAAAACTCATTAGGGCACCAGCACTAATGTAGTTGTTGCCACCATGGTTAATATCCCAGGGTGCGTTAGTGATGTAATACCCATCACCAACACCAATGTATACCAACTCGTAATACTGAACTACTG